GACTGGCCGCATGGACCCGCGCGCATGGGCCAAAGCCATTTTGGCAAACCCAAAAGGCCGCACACCAACCGTCATCAAGATGGCAAAGAGTGCGGTAGGGGAAGCAGCATGACCCCCTACCAAATCATCCAGACCCTGCTGGCGCGCCGCCCCATGGCCATGCCTGAACTGCTGGAAAAAACAGGCATGCCGCGCAAGACCCTACACCGCTGCTTGAACGAGCTGATCCATGACCAAAAAACCATCCAGCGCGCAGCACGCGGAGTCTATGCAGCCGTACCAGCGCCAACTGCAGCATCTGGTGGAGCTGGCCAAGTTGCCAGCGTGGCGCGCGCATGCGTGCTGGCGAGTGCTGGAGCTGGAGGCGGACAGTTCGGGCCTGTGGGCAGGTCTGCAGAGTTCGGTGCTTTCGCAAGTCAGTGGGCTGGAAAAGACTATGGCATCCGTCGCCCAGGAGTTCAAGAGACGGCATTGAGCGAGTCCGAATCCGAATTGGCATGGAGGCTGGCGCAATGACCATCATGGGCATCGACCCCGGCGTGCAAACCGGAATTGCCATTTACCGTGCCGGCCAACTGTCCGAGCTGCACACCATCGCACCCCATGAGATTGCCGGCTGCATTACCGGAAATAAGCCTGGGCGCGTGATCTTTGAGGATTCGCGCCTGACCAGCTTCATGTTCACCCAGGTGAAAAGCCGGGCTGCTGCTTTGAAGATGGCGCGCAACGTGGGCGAGATTGACGCGTGGGCACGTCTCATTGTTGCCGTATGCGGTGAGCTGGGCATTGCCTGCCACGGCATCAGCCCAAAGGCCAAGGGTGCGAAGGTGGACGCAGCCGAGTTTGCGCGATTGACCGGATGGCTGGATTTATCGAATCAGCACGTTCGTGATGCTGCCATGGTGGCGTTTCCCTATCGGAGAGCTTCGTGAGCCAACTGGTCATCTTCAAGAACGAGTCTGGCAAGCTTGAGGGCTTCGGAGAAAAGGGCCGCCGCGCGTGGCTAAAGTTCCTCAAGGTGGTGGAGGGCATGGCGCCAGGGGAGACGCTGGGGTTCACCTACAAGCTGCCGCGCAGCCCAGAGCACCACCGGTTTTTTTTCCTCAAGCTGGCCGGCCTGTTCCAGCGCCAAGAGGTGTTTGGCGACCAGGGGCGCCTGCTGGTTTGGTTGAAGGTGGGCGCCGGGCACGTGGATTTTGTGCCGGGCCGCGACGGCATGCTGGTTGCGCTGCCCAAGTCCATTTCGTGGGAGGCGCTGGAGGAACAGGAGTTCATTGAGTTCACCCGCGCCATGAATGACTTTCTCTGGACGCCGCACGCGCAGGCCTTCCTGTGGCCGCATCTGAGCGCCGAGCGCCGTTACGAGTGCATCGACCACTGGCATAGGAGTTTTGAGCGATGAAGATGGGCATTCTTTCAAACGCCACATTTTTCTCAAATGTTGGAAAGCCAGCAAGGCCGCCACTGCGCACATTCAAAGAGTTTTGCGAGGAGTTCGGAGTCTCTGAGGCTATTTTGCGCAGCGCACTAAGGGATGAAAACGCACCAAAGCCAAAACTTTCTCATTCAAACAAGCGCACCGCCAAGAACAGGTGGTATGAGGTAGGTGAAATGCGTACATGGTGGAGGGGACGCAACTCATGATGTTCCCAAAGCGTCAATACGTGCGCAACTCCAAGATCACGGAAGCCTGCCGTGCAATTCCCTGCCAAAACTGTGGCCGGGACGATGGCACGGTATGCGCTGCGCACTCCAACTGGAGTGTTCACGGCAAAGGTGGCCACATCAAGGCCGATGACAGTCGCGTGGCCGCGCTGTGCGCCGTCTGCCATGTTCCCCTGCTGGATCAGGGAAGCCGCCTGAGCAAAGACGAGCGCCGGACTTTGTGGTGGTCCGCCCACGTCAAAACCGTTTTGCTGCTGGTCCGGCGCGCGCTGTGGCCGGCCAATGTTCCCGTTCCCGATGTTTCAACCTGCCCTTTTTGATATGACCCTAGACGAAATTAAATCCCGCTGCGAAGAAGAAGGCGAGTGCTGGATTTGGAAGGATGCCACTGACAGCAGTGGGTACCCGATTGCCAAAGTGGACGGCAAATGCCAACTGGTGCGCCGCGTGGCTTATGGCCTCAAAGCAGGATCTACGAAGCTGCTCCCGCGCCAGCCGGTGATTGCCAAGTGCAATTGCCGCCTATGCGTGAACCCGACTTGCCTGCGGGCATCGAGTGTTGCCGAGGTTAGCCAAATCGCCGGAAAGGCCGGAAAGCTGTCTGGCGTGGCTAAGGGCGCCAAGATCGCGGCATTCAAGCGGGCCAAGAACGCCAAGATCACCATGGAGATTGCGCGGAGCATCCGCATGTCCGACGAAACCGGCCCAGTGCTTGCCGCTCGTCACAACATTGACAAGGCACTGGTCAATCGCATCAAGCGCGGCGGTGCGTGGAAGGACTACAGCAACCCTTTCATGGGCCTGATGGCATGAGCAAGCCCACCCTGTACCAGCGCAAGCTGGCCGCCAAGAAGGAAGCCGAGAAGAAGGACGCCCAAGTGCGCCGCCGCGCCGCGCGGGAGTTTGCCAGCCAGGCGCTGACCCTGCGCATCAAGCTGCTGGACGCCGCGCACGGCGCTGATGCCACCGAGCTGCTGGCGTGCCTGGCTGTGGTGATTGGCACCCCATGCGAGGCCGGCGCCCGTCAGTTTGGGCACGCCCCCGCATGGGTGCGCCAACTCCATGGGGCTCTGCGCTCCATCCTGGGGATGTGCGAGCAGGGCTATCGCTGGGACAGCACTGCCGCCTTGGCACTAAGTCGGGCCGTCGAGCTGGCCACCGAAGAACGCCCCGAGCTTGACGCCGCCACCTTTGCCGAATCGTGGGTGGAGGCCAATGGTCTTTGCACGCAGATCCTGAACCATTCTGTAACCCCTGAATCTATTGCCGCATGAACGCACCAAAGGAGCCCACCATGAACGAAGCAACTACAGCCGCCAAGACTGACCGAAAAAACAAGGAAATTGTGTTCCAGATCATTGCGGACCTGTGCGAGCACAACCAGGGTGCCAGCCGGGCGCGCATTGTGGAGCTGACGCACTTGAAGATGACCACGGTGGACGAGCAAGTGAAGCACCTCAAGGAGGACGGACGCATCCGGGCGCTGTTCAATGGCCTGTATGAGCCAATCGACACAACCGAAGACCGCCCGGTGTCCACCACGTCCATGGGCAGGGGCCGCATGAAGCTGGAAGTGGGGGATGTGGTTCTGGATCTGACTCCGCGCGAGAGTCTGGCCATCGCAAAACAGTTCGCTGGGCACCTTATTGCGTTCAGGAATGGGTAATTTACCCTCCTGACTTCCCCCCGTAGGGTTTGCCCCGCTGTGTCCTGATGGGCACAGTTCGGGCGCATGAAGGCACCCACCCCCAAAAAAAGCAGCAAGCATGCACAGCAAGGGGATTCCGCTGCGCCGGTGAAAGCCAAAACAGACTGGCAAGCGGTTGAGCGCGATTACCGTACTGGCAACTTCACCCTGCGTGAGTTGGCAACCAAACACGGCCCCAGCCATCAGGCCATTGCCAAGCAGGCGAAGGTCAAGGGGTGGAGCCAAGACCTATCTGTGGCCATCAAGCAGGCGACCAATGCCAAGCTGGTTCAGGACTTGGTTGCCAAGGAGGTTGCCAAGGGTGGACAAGAGGTTGCCAATACCGTACTTGTCGCCGCAGAAGTCAATAAAGACGTGATTCTGGGCCATCGCGCCGGGCTCAAGCGTATCACCAGCATCAAGAGCAAGCTACTCGACCAGATTGAGCAGGCAGCCGCAAGCCTCCCCGAGCTGGAAGACGTGATTGAAATGCTGCGCAAGCCCGACGAGAACGGGATTGACCGGGCCAACGACATGATGCGCAAGGCCATGGCGCGTGGCTCCCTGGTGGACGACCTAAAGAAGCTTACCGAAGTGGACGAGCGAGTGCGCAAGGGTGAGCGCGAGGCTTTTGGGCTGGACGATGACAAGGGCGACGACAAGGGTGGACCCCGTGATGGCAGGACCATGACCGACGCCGAGCGCGCCGTGCGCCTGGCTGCAATGCTGTCCAAGGGAGCAGGAGTGTGACCAGCACCGCCGAAATCATGGCGAGGCTGTCCAAGATGTCAGCCGAGGAAAAGGCCGCCATTGATGAACTGCTGGCCGGTGGGCCTATCTGGGTGCCCCAGCCCGGTCCGCAGTTAATGGCCTACGCATCGCCTGCAGACATCCTGTTTTACGGGGGCGCAGCCGGAGGCGGCAAAACTGATCTGATGCTGGGCCTGTGCCTGACAGACCAAGAGCAGAGCATCATCTTCCGCCGTGAGGCGGTGCAGCTTATCGGCATTGAGAAGCGCATGGCGCAGATCATCGGCCACCGCAAGGGCTACAACAGCACGGATGGCGTCTGGAACCTGCCCAACGGCAAGGTGATGGAGCTGGGCAGCGTTAAAGAGCCTGACGACTGGATGAAGTACCAAGGCCGCCCGCATGACGCCAAGCTATTTGATGAAATCTGCCACTTCACCGAGCTGCAGTTCCGTACGCTGATTGGCTGGCTACGCTCGGACAATCCCAACGTGCGACAGCGTGTTGTCTGTGCTGGGAACCCGCCCACAACGGCTGAGGGCGAGTGGGTTAAGCGATTCTGGGCGCCATGGCTGGACAAGCAGCACCCAAACCCGGCCAAGCCCGGAGAACTGCGCTGGTACGTTGTGGACGAGAAGGGGCAAGACCTGGAAGTACCTGGACCGGAACCGGTGAAGGTTGGCGAGGACTGGGTGAAGCCCAAGAGCCGCACATTCATTCCATCCAGCGTGGACGACAACCTTTTTCTATCCAGCACAGGGTACAAATCGACACTGCAGAGCCTGCCCGAGCCCCTTCGCAGCCAGATGCTGCGTGGGGACTTCAACGCTGGCGCTGCAGATCCGGCATGGCAACTGATCCCGACTGAATGGGTGAAGGCCGCACAAGCGCGGTGGACAGAGCGCATTGAGAAGGGTCCTATGACCGTGCTGGGCCTCGACCCGTGCCGCGGCGGAATGGACAAGACTGGCATAGCCCGCCGGCATGGCCAGTGGTTCGACAAGATGGTTTCAGTGCCTGGAAACGTGACCAAGGACGGCCCGAGCACGGCCGGCGTAGTAGTTCCGCTGGTGCGCAATGGAGCCCCGATTGCAGTGGATGGCATCGGCATTGGTTCAAGTGCCCTGGACTTCCTGGTGGGCCTGAATCTGCTGGTGCATGCCGTCATTGGCAGCGAGGGTAGTGAACAGTTCGACAAGATGGGCAATTTGCGTTTTCGCAACAAGCGCGCAGAAATGTACTGGCGCCTGCGTGAAGCGCTGGACCCTGATGCACCAGAACCGATTTACCTGCCGCCGGATGCCGAACTTCTGGGTGACTTGTGCGCCGTGCGCTACAAGATTGTGACCATGGGCCAGAAATCGGCCATTCTGATGCGTTCCAAAGACGAGATACGCGAGGCGCTTGGACGATCACCCGACAAGGGCGATGCTGTGGCCATGTGCTTTGCAGACGACATCCCCAAACCCATCCGCGAAGCCAAGAAAACGAGCTGGAGGGACCGCCTGGCAGTCGCCGGCCGCCAACAACGAGGTTCGGCGCAAGCCGCATAAAACATGGCAACTACCAACATTGGAAATGACTACGAAGCCCGCGACAACTGGGCGCGCTACCTCTATGGCAAGGACCGTGGGCACCTGGA